AGGTTCTTCCTAGTTCTGTAGCGAAGCGAAAGACTTTAGTTGGTATTACTCGAGTAATATGAGTAATATTACTAGTAATATTTAAAATACCTTTATATATATATTACTACTCCCCCTTTAGGGGGAGGAGTAGTAATATAAAAGAGTAAGAGGGGGAGTAATATGCCGAGGAAGGGATCTGGGGATACGAGGAAGGCGTTATTTCTTGCTGCGTATTCTGAGTGGGGCACATTGCGGAAGGCATGTTCGGTTACTGGCACGCCGAGGTCTACGTATAACACGTGGCATTCTACGGACTACAAGTTTGCGGAGTTAATGGAGCAGGGTCGTCGTGAGTTTGCTGAGGGGTTGGAGGGTTTAGCGCTTGAGCGTGTAAAGAATCCTGACAGGGGTCGAGGGAGTGATCTTCTTTTGATAGGGTTATTGAATGCGAACTGGCCTGCGAAGTATCGTCCGCAGGTTACGATGGATCAGGATTCAGCTCGTGAGGTTTTGAATGAGATGAAGCGATGGCGCAAGGAGGGTATTGTGGAGAGTGGTTCGGTTACGAGTGAAGCTGGGGTAACTGATCTTTCTCCGCCGGTGGAGAAGCAGTTAAGCGACATACTTGATAAGCGAGGTAGTGCTCCGAAGGAAAAGGAATAGCTTACGTATATGATAACGCTGATATGTTTGTATGGTGGCCATAGTGACTGCTCTGGGTGTGGATGTACGTGTCATTTGGCTGTAGTGGTTGGGGGGGAAGAGTAGTTGTGACAACACACGGCGAAAGCAAAGGGAGCTTGGGGATTGTAGATGTCGTGGCTCAGTATGTGCCCGGTCTCCAGAAATCAGGGCGTAACTACAAGGCTGTCTGCCCTTTCCACGCTGATAAAACCCCCTCGTTTTTTGTATTCCCCGATCGTCAAAGCTGGCGCTGCTTTGGGGTTTGTGCTACTGGAGGCGATGTGTTCACGTTTGTAATGAGAAGGGAACAACTAAACTTTAGTGAGGCATTGAAGGTACTTTGCAATTTGGCTTTTCATGCGCGACATGCTAGGCCAGTGGAACATATACAGCCGTACGGACTTAGCTTATGCGCTTGTAGACGTTATTGGCTTGAAGAAAATCTCAAGATAAAGTGGGTTCCACGATTTATCAGTCGTAGACCCCTAGTGGATGAGGAACGCCATAGCCGCATAGATTGCTCATTCTTCGACCAAGAGGATATCTCGCTCCCATGACCACGCTTACGAAGGGACCTGATTTACGTGATTACCTTTTTGAGAAGGTTGGTTTCATCCCAACAAAAGAGCAGGAAGTTATACTCAGATCCAGGTTTCGGTTCAATCTCGTGGCTGGAGGTGAGCAGGCGGGGAAGTCGCTTGTCGCCTCGAAATATCTTCTCTCGCGATTCACGGAAACCGAGGAGCGGGGTCTTTACTGGCTCGTGGCTGCAGATTATGAGAGAACAAGAGCGGAGTTTGAATACTTACTCCAGGACTTCTCCTCCCTTGGAATCCTTAAGGAAGCCTCGAAGCGCGTTGATCCCGGTCATCTCACTCTTGCTGATGGAACCAGGATTGAGACGAAGAGTGCTAAGGATCCTCGAACGCTTGCGATGAGGGCTCCGAACGGTATTATCGGATGCGAGGCGAGTCAGCTTGATATGGAGACGTTCTTCCGCTTGCGTGGGAGATGTGCACCGAAGCGAGGGTGGATGTTTCTCTCGGGAACATTCGAGGGTTCGCTCGGGTGGTATCCGCAGATGTTCACAGCGTGGGCATCAGGAGCGGATAAGGATGCCAGGGCATACTCGCTGCCAAGTTATACGAATACACACTTGTATCCCGGTGGATCGACTGATCCCGAGATACTGAGACTGAAAGACGCGTCGAGCGATGACTTTTTTATGGAGCGCATTGAGGGGAAGCCCTCGCCTCCGAGAGGACTTGTGTTTCCGGAGTTTCGCCCTGACGCGCATATAAGTGAGGTGAAGTATGAGCAGGGAGAACCAGTCCATCTCTGGATGGATCCGGGCTATGCAGGGGCGTATGCGGTTATGGTTGTCCAGGTTAGGAATGAACAGATCTGCGTCATCGACGAAATCTACGAACAGGGACTCGTCACCGACGAAATCATCGACATCGCGCAATCGAAAGACTGGTGGCAGGATGTCAGATTCGGAGTCATCGACGTTGCGGGAACCCAGCATCAGGCCATGGCGGCACCGGCGGAAGTATGGCTACAAAAAACCGGGCTCTACCTATCATCGCAGAAGATCAGGATCAACGAGGGGTCCGAAAGACTAAAAGGATGGCTCAAGATAGAACCGAAAACCCATGCGCCGAGGATCGTATTTAACCCGAAATGTCATGGCATACTCTCGGAATTCGGGGTAGTGCCCAACCCGTTCGATGGTCAGACAAGAGCATATCGCTGGAAAACTGACCGTGAAGGGAGTATAGTTGGTGATATCCCCGAGGATAAGAACAACCACGGGATAAAGGCCGTGATTTATGGCCTTATCGACCGTTTCGGCTATGGCTATGTCTCTGGAGCGAACCATATACGCGTAAAAAGGTGGGCATAGATGGCAAGGAGAAAGCCGGAAGATATTATTGACCTCGTGGAAGCGCATTACGATGCCACGGAGCCACTGCGGCAGCGGATGCAGGATGACCACGCACTCTACCGCCTCGAACCGTTCGACGCTGGTGAGGGATATCAGAGCTATACCAGCAATGACCCGCAGACCTACGCGGAAAAAGTGATCGGATGGGTATCAAGCGCGGAAATGACCGTGCGTATCCCCCATGATGGTGCAGACTCCGAAGTCCGTGAACGTAATGACCTGAAAGAACGGTTCCTCATCGGGGTACTCAAATCCGCCGATGAACGACTATGCCGACTCATGCTCCCTACCCTGCGCGACCAGCTAGGATGGTACTCCGTTATCAGGGGATGGTACGCAGGAAGAGCTTTGCTTGCGAAACGAAAGGACGGATCAACGTATGTTGATATTACGCCCTGGGATCCGCTCCATACCTACTGGGGCACCGGACCAGAAGGACTGGAATGGGTATGCTACAAGGTTCCGAAGACGAAAGACCAGATTTTCTCCCAGTACAATATCAAGATTGACTGGGATGCGCCGCATAATACGGACGGTATAAACGTCTACGACTTCTATGATAAGGAGTTCAATACCATCCTTGTCCATAATGGGTCAAAGACACAGCCACTGATACAGGTGGTGAAGAAACAGATACGCCATGGAGCCGACCAGGTACCTGCGTTTCTCGGTCCGATAGGATCAAATCCCTACATCGTGGCACTCTCACAGTCCACAATGGAGGATACCATCGCCGATGTCGGTGAATCGGTATTTCGATCAACGAGAGATCTCTACCCGAAGCATAACCTCATGATGAGCACGCTTCTTGAACTGACCGCACGCTCACGAAGACAGGGGCTTATCGTCAGATCACGAGATGGAACGAAATCACTCGATGAAGATCCCTACCTCGAAGGTTCGGAGATCTCACTCGCACAGAACGAGAACGTGGAACCGCTCGGACTTCTCGAAATGGCAAAGGAGACAGGAGCGTTTATGAGCCTCGTCTCAGGAGAGATGCAGCGTGGCTCTATACCGCACTCGGTGTACGGAGAACTTCCGTTCCAGCTCTCTGGATTCGCCATCAATACGCTCAGACAGGGCGTGGAAACCGTGGTGAATAAATACCTTCGTGGTGTTGAGAAAGCCTACCTGATGATGTTTAACCTCATCTCGGATCAGTATGTAGAAGGATCATTCAAGTCTATGGAACTCTCGGGAATGGACAGGAACAGGGTGTACTTCACCGAGGAAATTACCCCGGAAGATCTGAAAGATACCGGACAGCCTGTCGTAAATCTGATAGGGCAACTGCCGCAGGACGATATGACGCGCTACTCGATGGCACAGATCGCACGGGAAGGGCCTACGCCGCTGCTCTCTGACAGGGCAATACGTGACAGGATACTGGCGATACAGGATGCAGATCAGATGGACGACTCCATCAAGGAACAATTGGCGGAAAGAATGCTGCCAGAAGCGGCGCTCTGGACACTGCTACGAGCATCTGAACGACAGGGGAGAGACGACTTGGTACGTTTCTATGTCGGGGAACTGACCTCGATTATCATGCAGAAACGCCAGGCAGCAGAGATGCGTAATGCCGGTATGGCCGGTGGTCCTCCCTCTCCAGGCGGCCCTCCATCTCCCAATGGCCCTCCATCTCCTGGGGGGCCGCCAACAGCAAACCCATCGGTGATGCCTCCAGCAATGCAAGGAGTACCACCACCGCCTCCGACCCCGCAAGCAGGGCCTCTCGTACCTCCGGGTACATCGAGGCCGGGAGCCCAGGGAGGGGTATAGATGCCACCAACTGACTATTATGAAGAAGAAGAAAATATCTTCGGTGCGTATAACTATCTCACCTATATGGCACAGAACGCATCGAAAGGTGCACCATTGCCTGTCTACTTTAGTATGGCCGAGGATGAATCAGGCGACTTCGATTCGGCGATGGACGAACATATAGAAAATATCAATGCGGATAGCTATGACCCGGCAGACGAATGGATTGATGACTGGTACGACGATGAAAAAGAGGAAGAAGATTTACCGGACTACGCTGAATTCTTCGTACCTGAAGAAGGCGATGCGCTGCATGATAGCTTTGACACCATAGAAGATGGTGACATTGAGCAGGGACTTGGCGACCTGGAAAATATCGTCAGCTCAACCATACCGACCTTTCTCGCTTATGAAGAACTCTACGCAGACGAAGAAGTATACGTAGAAGATGAATATACAGAACCTGAGTACGGTGGATTCGGGGGAGAAAGTACGGAAATACAGGATTATAGAGATGTTTCCATACCCCCCACCCAGCGATTCCTTTCGTATGAAGAACTTTATGGCGATGAGGACTTCCCCCAAATCGCATCAGTTGGGTACACAGAACCTGATTACGGGGGATTTGGAGGGGAAAGCACCTATGTTCCAGACGTTCAGGGGGGCTGGGATATAGAGGAACGGTCCACTAGTGAAAACTTAATAGGAACGATAGTAGACAAGATCTTAGGAATTGCAGGAAATATTCCTGCTCTAGGAATAGTGGCAGGAGGGGTTCCGGAAGATGAAGACGCAGACCGTATTATAGAATCCGGTGGTACGACGGAAACGGAAACTGCTCTATCAAAGCAGTCCGACAGCGCTACCGCTGTAGTAACAGCAACAGATGAACCAATCACAGATGCTAAAGACTCAGCGCAACAAGAGATATGGCGCGCGTTGAACAAGGCATATCCTGATATAGATCAGATACAAAATCTGATAGAAGCAGGAATTACGGAGAGTGACATCCTACTTTGGATGAGCTCTGAAGGATTTAAAGAAAAATCAGCCGCAAACCCCGCAATCAGAACCGCATTTCTCAATTCCATCAATGCGCTCTTTGCTGAGCCAGGTTATGCGGAAAGCACCTATGAGTCAGGTGATGCGGAAAGCACCTATATCCCAGACGTTCAGGTCGACCCTAAAAAAGCAAGTGAC